AATAGGGCCCTCCCCAGGAGCATAGCTCCTGAACTCTGCTGTCAGCAGTGTTGTCTATTCGAAAGGATGCTGAGGATGTATCTCGCTCGTAACAGATCGATTCCTTCCCATACTTATCCTATTGGTGAGCTACGTAAGTTGCGCACCAAAGATAGTGATGGTTCGGTTGTATCTGATACGAAAGTCCAACGTATGGGACTCATGCAAACACAGCAGTGTGTTGATGTGTCCCATCCCGGTTACCAGAAATATCTTGGTAAATGGAACGTTGGATCGTCATTCCTTGTAGTTCGCGGCTATTCGGATTTTTCCGAGGTCGAGGAACTAGTTGGAAAGATCAAATTGGACTCTTCCACTACTACAAAAGTGTGGAGTCCTGATCTACCGAGTACGTACGGGTCACTTCCGTGGCCCGCACCTCCGGTTGACATGGGTGCGTCTAACTTGAGAGCGTTAGGAGCCACTGCTATCTCGCGGTGTCTTCCTACCAATCCCTTGTGGGACGCCGGTACCTTTGTTGGCGAACTTAGGCAGCTGCCTAGGTTCCCTGGCCGTGCGCTAAAGCGACACGGCCTCAAGGGTACCGGGGATGAGTATCTGAATCTTGAATTCGGAATTAATCCCATCCTGCGAGACTCGAAGTCTGCTAAAGATGCTGCCCGCAATGCGGATGTGTATCTGAAGCAGCTCGAGCGTAACTCTCGTCGCTTCGTGCGGCGTAGTTACGACTTTCCTAATGAGTACCAGAGCAACTTCGTTGATCTGGGTGTGATTACTCACACTTCCAGTCCTGGTTCACCTTTTCCTTCGAGAAGGCTTACTAGGATAGAAACATCAGAGACTCAAGTCTGGTTTAGAGGTGCGTTTACGTATTTCTACGCTAGGCACCAACCTGGGTCTTTTTCTGCTATTTTGCAGAAGTTAACTGATGTTTACGGCCTCGAGATTACTCCCGAGGTCGGCTGGAATCTCTTGCCATTCAGCTGGCTAGTAGATTGGGAAACAAACGTCGGTGACGTCTTTCACAATATTACTAGGTTCGCTCAAGACGGCCTCGTTATGAAGTACGGATATATCATGCGTAAGCAGATAAACACGTACCGTTATAACTATGGCAGTTCTTCGTTTACCTACAATTATGTAGTTAAACGTCGTGAGATGGCCAGTCCTTTCGGATTTGGGATCACCCCAAGTTCCTTTTCGGGAACTCAATGGGCGATCCTTGCTGCCCTTGGGCAGCAAAAGGTTTGGAGATAATCTCCAAACTGGGTATACGGTGTGGAAACCGTGCCCGCAACACACACTAAAGATGGTGTGTGGCATCGTCGTGAGACGACGCATCCTACCTGCTAGATTGGCAGGTAGAACCAGGAATGAGTTCGTCATGTTGACCGAACCACAGAGCGTCACTACTGACGCAGCACATTCATTGCCCCGTACGGGCATGAATACTCACAGCGGAGAGTTCTCGAACCCTACTGATGGTTATGACTTTGTCATTACTCATGAGTATAGTTCAGCTCGCCAACGCCATGTTGTGTGGCTTGAACAGACGAAGATCGTAACTGATCCTCTCTTCTCGACACAAAACAAGCAGGTTGTGGCTCGCGCCACCCTGACTGTTAGTGCGCCCAATTCGGGGTTCACTACCACGCAACTTAAGGAGTTGGCCAAGGGCCTCATCGGCAACTTGACCGCTTCGAGTGATGCTAACCTCATCAAGGTTATTGGTGGGGAAAGCTGAGTGCGGCTGACTTAACCGTCAGTTTCTGTGGTTCAGCAATCAGACAGGAC